CCATCTAGTACTTTAAAGTTACACTCTTTATTCATTCGTTCTTTTAATGTTGAAATATCAATCTGTGTCTCTGTGTAGTTGTATCTTTGGTCTGTCATGTTCTCTTGAATGTACAGTTCTTTTTGTAATTCATTTATCTTATGCTGTTGTGTAAAGAAACTTCCTATTACTAATAGTGCTGACATTAGTATAGCTATTACTTTCGTACTTGCATATTTTCTGAACTTCACAAGACCAACCCCTTTAATAAAAATAAAAAGAAGAGGAAGTGCATCTAGTCTACCGGCCCGTAAGCTCTGATGTTCATTGAACATTTTTCGATCTAAGTTTCTTCCTCTCTTCATTAAAGGCCTTGTAAAATTCGCGTATTATTCAGCTGTACTTACTAATCTTACAGACTGCGTACGTCCAGTAATAACGGTCATGTTGTATAGGTAATTTATAGTGGTAGTTGATGTGAAATTCATCGTACTTGGAGTTATTATCAGTTTAGGTTGATCTCCGCTACTATCAATACTTACGTTGAATAAAGTTTCACATCCATTTACCCCTACCACGACCGGTGTATATTCTTGGTTTACATTATACGCATCGATCACAAATCTAATATAAAGCGTACCCATACCGACAGCTGTGGATGTTTGATAAGGAGCATATGATGTAACGTCCATTTTGATAAATGTGTTAGTTAGACGGTTTGTGTTATCCGTCGCACCAATTGCCACATATGAAGTCGATAGTCGTATTTCTAGCGCTTCTGTTTTATTTAAAGTGCCGACATAATTACCCACCGTATTGAATGTTCGTCTAGGATTAACCGTTCCAGCATACGATAATATATTTCCCCCAAAAGGTGTACTATAATCGGCGATTTGGTCTGCTTTAACATTATTTATCGCTGTACTATAAGTCGGTAAAGGTCTACTATAAGAATCACTATAATCCGTAAATACATATACGGGGTTACTAGTAGTATCGATAATTTTATCCATTAAATAATAACTTTCGACATGATTTATTCTTATAGAAGGAATTGAGCCAACGAAATTATTTACTACCACACTACCTGTAATATCACCGGTGATGAATAATCTATTTATAACGAAAGCGGGTTTATCGCAAAATCCATTGATATGAATTATATCTTTAGTTACTCCAGATGTTTCTGACGCTATAATATCAATAGTTAACGCGTTTAAATTAGCAACTGTGACTAATTTATCTTCAGCTTTATCCATAGATAAAATTTCTATTTTACTATAATCTAAATAATTATTCGTAGGTTCAGGATTAATATCTGCTGGTACTTCACCTAAATATATACCGTATTTTGCACCTATAGCATATAATGACTTAATGTTTATACTTGTACCTGTAAAAACTCCTACATAGTCACATTCATAAAACTTAATTCTACCTATTAGTGTATTCCAAGTGAATAAAACTATCGGGTGAACGTAAGTGTTAAATTCTATATTATCAAAGTTTCCGTATGAACCGTATAAAGACGCTCCATCACCCAATTTAAGTCCTATGAGGCATAAATCTTTACTAGCGTTACCTATCACTACATTTTCAAATTTATAGTTTCTTACTGATTTACCATTCGTCCCAATTGAGAATTCTCTTTGTTCGGTATAGCGATTCGATAATCTTACGTTTTTTATAACAGTCCAATCATTTATATACAAACTCATATTCAATGTTTGTAGTGTGTATTTGGCGTAGTTCATATAATCTAATACTATACAGTTCTTTGTGTCTATAAGTTGTTGAAGTATAAGACCGTTGTTATAAGCTGTTTCATCATCCACTGTACCGTAGACCCCGCCTAATGCTATAAAATCATCCATGTTAGCTTTACTTTCTAACTCACCCTCAACCTCAGCAACCATAGCTTCCATATCAGCTTTACCTTGGTTTACTTGAGCTTCCATTTCATCCTTAGCTGTATTCACTTGAGCCGTCATATTAGCCTCAGCAGTAGCTATCTTACCATCAACAGTACTAGCTACGTTATTAACATTAGTAACAGCCGCATTTATCTTGCCATCAACAGTACTAGCTACATTGTTAACCTCCGTTATCCCTTCGTTAAGCTCTTCTTCTAGAAAAGTCATTCTAGAGTTAATATCGTATATCTCTAAATCTAACTCATCTTTAGTATCTAGTACAAAGTCGTTAAGCTCTTCTATTCTTTCGTTAGTTACTTCATTTTGACCTGCTGCTTGTTCTTCCAGAGCATCTAATCTAGTGTCCGCTTCTACGTGTCTGGAAATATCATTGTTGTTAATGGCTTCTAAAGATTCTTCTATCTTGTTTAATTTATTGGCAGTTATCTTATCGCCGGCTTTCCAGTTCGTTTTGTTATAAGTTCCGTCCGCATTAAACATGTTCGCCATCTTATCACATCCTTTATTTTTTGATTGTAGGTTTATCTAAACCTTTAGTTGAGTTGTCGTTCCATATTCCTAAGAATGCTGTTATTATCGCAATGATAGCTACTGGGTTGTTTAATATACCTAATAAAGCTTGAGCTAGGAGACTCCAACTTGTTAGTTGGTTGAAGTCTACACCAGAAGCTGAGAATATCAATGCGAATGTTGATAGCCAGAAATATGGATTTTTGAATTTTTCTTTCATTGGGTTCACCTCCTATGCGTAATACATATCATTAGCAGCTGTGATTCTCACATGAAGTCTTTTAAATTTATATGTGGTAGCCGAGTATATTCTAAAAGTTACATATTTAACTCGATCGTCATAGCATTGTCTTAATTCTAAAGTGTTTGATGCAAATCCATATCCCGTTTGAGGTAAGGCTTCACCAGGTTGTAAGCGCCCAGCACCGTTTAGTAACGCCCAAGTATTATCATCAGTTATCTCAGATGATATATTATTAAAGTTTTCATCGTACACCTCAATTCCTATACGTCCCATACCTCGTTCGCCTATGATAGCAGCGTACATGGATGTTCCAGGAACATACGGCATGAAAGGGCTTCTAAAATATGTCTTCCATGCCGAAACATTTAGTGTATCATCTTCTTCGTTATATGTTACCCCCTTGAAATGACCGTCCGAATAATCCGCTGTATCTATTTCATAAGTGTAGAAACGTGGTTCTAATTGGTTGTATATCACCTTATTATCAATACCTTCATTTGTAATAGTTACAGAAGGTCTTCTATAATAACTAATCCACGTAGTAAAGAAATAGTTATGCGATGCGTTACTATGACATATGATGTCGGGACTACCTTCAAAACGAATATCTTTAAATACGTTATTAGTTGCATAATCTAATTCTATAACGGAGCTCCCTTCAAACGTACCGCCTATTATGATATTATTGTTATGGTGATAAGTCCCTTCCATTTTAAACGATACACAACGTCTTAAATTTATTACATTTTCATTAAACCATAGCGTACCGGTATCTTCTTCCGATGAGTTTCCTATCCATATATTAGATATCCTTATAAAATCAAATCTAGAATACGCCATTGAACTTTCTGTGGCCGCTGGCGACATTTCAAATTTTAAGTATGGGGCTTCGTTTATCGTTATATGCTGACCTTTTGCTCCTAGTATTTTTAATTGATAGTCTGTAGTAGCTTGGTCGACGTTATGCACATACTGGTCAGGTCCTAATGCATGAGCTGAGTTATTACCTAATTTACATATGAACGTTTGTAGGTTTAAAGTTCCATTTATTTCTAACTTGATTCTTCTGAAATCGACATCTGCAAATAAAGTAATAGAATCGCATACTAATTTAGCACCGGTATCTCGGCAATGTTTAATCGCATCATTAAGAGCCTGTGTTGAGTCTTCACCGTGAACATACCCGAACATTTCAGGAGTCACATAATGAATAGCGTTTGTATTTCTAGTGACACGTTCATCGAAAGTGTTAAGTAACTCCAACTCCTCACTAACTTCATTCTTATGAGCAGTCATAGCAGCATTAGTATCTATTTTGAATTGTTCGACGTTCGTATTAACGCTTCTTTCAAACGCCTCAATCTCAGCATCCGCTTCATTTGTAAACTCTGTTATCTGTCTGTTAACATTTTGATTTATACTTTCTATTCTGTTAAATATACTTAAATCGCTTGCTTCCATGTTTTCGTTAATTGTGTATAACGCGTCCTCTATCTTATCGAGCTTAGATTCGGTTATAAGCCCTCTACTTTCCCAGTTAGTCTTGTTGTAGCTACCATCTGGTAAGAAAGTTGCTAAATCTTCATACTCGTCTTTTTGTACTATCGCATAATCAACTAAACCTATATCGACAACGTTCGTCTCATCTTCAGCAGCTATCGGATTACGAATATCAATTCCTTGAAATACAGGAGGGATAGTTACCCTGGAAACTTGACTCTCGTCAAATAGTCTTATTTGGAAGCTATAGAAACCAACCTCAACTAATTCGTCTATCATTTCTTTTGTTATTAGAAATACTACTTTTCCTTCGTTACATTCAGTTACTTCCGAGAACATGTTTTCTCCAGTTGGAGTGTTTATAACTAATTGACCATGTGTAGCATTTGTAGACTTAATTACGTTTCCACCGTTTGTGAATGTGAATTTGTTACCATTTAGAGTAAACTCAACTTCAACCTCTCTATCCCCTCTATAAAGGATTATAGGACTGTCTATAATACTCTCTTGATTTCCAACTGTCACAGTTCGGTTAGTATGAATCATTTTATCACATCCTTTATTAATATATAAAAGGAGGGACTAAGTCAGTCCCTCGCATTAAAATAGCATACTTATAATCACAGAGACTATAGCACTAAACACCGCTAATCCCATAGATATAAATATGCCTGTTTGTTGTTTTTTACTATCTTGCATATTGTTTCTGACAAATTGTTCCATTGTATCATTTCTTCGTTCTAATGACTTGATAGTTTTGTCATGCTCTCTATTTTGAGCTTCGAGTTGGTCTATTCTAGATGATAGTTTCTGCTCCTCGATATTAGAGAGCTTTGCTTTGACGAAGGACATATCTTGGACCAATTGCAGAAGTAGTTCTTGAATTTTTTCATCCCCCATTTATGGTCCTCCTTATCATTAAGGTAGTTCTATATACCAGTTTGGTAAATTCTTTAAATGACTCCAATAATATTGCGCCACATTATAACCACCTAAAGCAGTTAAATGTATTTGGTCAACTAGGTAAGTGTTATCTCCATAGCCACCCATTTTATAATATCCTAAACCGGATTCGCTAGAGGCATCCCAACATGGTACACCGTGTAAGTTAGCAACTTGCTTAGCCATCATCGCTGCGTCATACCAAGTACTACCGTTTGTTCTCTTGAATGTTGGGTCATTAACAACTGAAGTGTTATTATAGTTATATCTACTTTGAGTACAAACTAATATAACTATTCTAGCTCTCGTATTTTGTTGTAAGTATTTTATACATTGATGCAGGTTACCAGCAAATGTATCATCACCTGTATCGTATATTGTTCCTAAAGGGACACTACCATCATTAGGCACTACTTCCAGAGTAACTAAGTCTACATCATAAGGACAAGTTAACACCTTCGCTTTAATATTTCCTTTACTAGAAGAACCTGGACATATACTTCCTCCAGGTATACCATAGTTTGTAAGATTTAAGCCTGCAAACTGAGCTAAATAAGGAGCATATTCACCTTGAGCAGTAGAAGTCATACTTGTTCCGTAAGCATGCCATTTTTTACCATTCCATTGTGTATAACCGTCAGATTGTCCTGTTCCAGATTGTAAATTCGCTATTTCCTGTTCTAATATAGATACACGGTCATATAAACCAGCTTGACTTAAATCCACAGGAAAGTCTATTAAATCACAGCCGCTTGGATATGCGCTACCACCGGTAAGGAAACATGTACCTCCTGCTAACTTAACAGTAGGGGAAGATGTAAACGATGCTAATTCACTTTGTGATATACTTATTATAGTGCTTTCGTCATCCAAGTCGAATAATGTCAAAATATCATTTTCTATAGTTACGCTGTATCGTAAGTCTCTAAGTTGAGCTGAACCCTCGCCCCCATATGATAAATCAACAATGTCGGACTTTATCGGAGTTTCAGACTCATATCCTAAGCGATACAGACTGTTTGATGATATACCGTACACCCACGTGTCGTCATAACCAAGTACTAAACAACCTCTGTAGTTAAGAACCTCTTCTGTAGTTTTTGCGATAAGTACTGCCATCCATCTATTGATGTACAAATCGCCATCTTCTCTTACCCATTGTTGTGTTACATGCGCTATACCATTGTTTGCTGTAAAAGATTCACCATTAATATTCGATGTCTCATTGAAGCCTCTAAGATATACGCCATCTATACCTCCACTGATAGATGCTCTGTATAACTCTTGTATATCAGCTGCATGTTTATTCACCGTATTGTATAAGTCCTCTATTCTTGATGTTCCTGAACCACAAGTACATATTTCACCGCCATTAGGATAACTTGCATGGTTCGACATGACAGCCGCACCGCCTATTATTTTTAAATTAGAATCGCCTGTTATTGACACTAACTGATCACGAGTTATAGTTGTTGAACGACCATCTACCATATCAGTAATAATCATTGTTTCGCCGTTCTTATCGATTGATATATGCTGTTTTTGATTTTTATGCGGATGCATAACTTGTGTATTATATTGTATGTCACTATTAGTAATAACCAAACCTGCTAAATTACCGCTACTAGTATGACATCCGTACATTATTCCTGTAGACTTGTTATAAGCAACAATGAATATAGCATTATGGATAGTCATGGTAAATGATTCTTCGGATATTATAGCCGGCCAACGAGGGAAACTATCTCCTGTATAATGGTTATAATAGATAATACCATCTGAAGTCTCCTCGTAATTATCAGAAGGGATATCTGTAATAGATCCATTTAACAACAACTTATACTCACCACTATACAATTCTTCTTTTATCGCGCCTATACATTCATCCAATTCATTACTTATATCTAATAGTTTTAGAACTGTATCGGTTACCGGACAAACTAAGCTAAATCTATTATATAACTCATCGAGATCATCTATATCCCCATCATTCGCCCATGCTAAACAGATGACGTACTTATATCCAACCGATAGTTCTGTGGAAGTTAACCATGACATACCAGAACTTTTAACGAAAACTCCTGAATAAATATCATACCCAGTCCATATCACTTTCGCATCCGTTGAACAGCTAATATATATTGGCGCTACATCAACAACTACTTCAATAATCAATCTATTTAATTTACCGCTATAACTACCGTAAGTCACATTTCCGTTAGTGACGTTAACTCCTCCATACTGTAAACGATCTCTTAAAATATCTTTTACAGAATAACTACCGTCTTCTAGCACTTCTAATCTATCATATAAAGTAGCGTATCCTTTTCTAGCATCTACTATTTCACTATCTTTAGTGCCATTACCATTATTGGCTATTATATTAGATACTCTAGCATCCGTTTCTGCTAATTTGGAAGTTACTTGATTAAGAGCTGTCACATCCGCTTTAGTGGAGTCTAACACGTTGAAATTATTAGTCACCCTCTTATCTAAAGTCTTCGCATCATTCTTCTCATTTTGATTTATCGTATCGATAGCATCTTCAATCTTATTAAGTTTTCCTTGACTTATTCTATCTCCAGTTTTCCAAATAGTTTTATTATAATCACCATTACTATTAAATGCATCTGGAACTTTCTCATTCAGAGCATCGGCTATTTTAGCAATAGAATACCCAACGATAGCGTTATTAACACTATTATCATGGTCTTCCGAAGTTATAGGTTCTCTTACTTCTATGCCAAACTCAATAGGTGGTATAGAAACACGGGATTCTTTGTTATAGTCAAACAGACGTATTTGAAAAGAATATAAACCTACTTCTTCTATCTGGTCTAACATCTCTTTAGTTAATACGAAAGTTACGGTACCCTCATTACATTTAGCAACTTCTGAGAATATGTTTCCCCCGTATGGTGTAAGAATTGCTAATTGTCCGTAAGCGGCATTTTCTGATTCTATAAGATTTGTACCACTCATGAATTTAAACTTACTGTTCATGATTGTAAATCTTACTTCTAACTCATAGTCACCTCTATAGACAATTATCGGTTCATTGATTTTACTTTCGCCTTTACGTACTGTAATTATTCTATCTGTAAAAATCATTTAAACTTTCACATCCTTTATTTTATTATTCTGGAATTTCCTCCTCATTCTTTTTCTCTAGTTCATTTTGAAGTTGTTTCAGTTGTGCTTTTAGTAATACATTCTCATTTGTTAATCTTGCTAATTCTTCTCTATAAGCATCTAAAACGTTATTCATATCTACTTGCATAATATACCTCCTATAAATATTTACCTAAACTTTGGTATTCGGGTTTTATTTTTAATTCTTTAGTTTCTATGTCTACATAGAACTTATACATAAATTCCATTACAGCATGGTCTCTCGGCACCACAATGAAGTCTAGTATTAATTCGTAGTCCGCCTGGTGGTCACCGAAGCTACTCATATCTGCTATACCTGTGCAGTATGAATAAATCTCACCATCGCTCTTGTAATAGAATATTGTCATACTTGCTTCGTGTTCTGCCATACTTGGCATACAATCACTCTCCTTTATACAAATGCCCAATAAGCCACAACAGGTTTAAGAGCTTCCCTTTCTCCGGCAGTTGTACCGTTTCCTATAAGTGTACCCCAACCACCATAACTTGTTCTATTCCATGCTCTGATCGATGCGTAAACTTGGAATGTTCCTGCTGAATGGTTTACATTTAATGCTTCAGCATAGAAAGAAATTAGTGGGAAATAACAACCAGTTGCATATTCTTCTTTGGATACATAAATTCTTTTAACCGAAGTTACAACCTTGAATGCTTTACCCTTGAATTCGCTAGGTAATGTTACTGTTACTGTTTGCTCAGAGTTACAAGTATATTCTCCTGCGTATAGTAGGCAGTGGTAACCAGATGTCGTACTACCCTTACTCCAAGTCATACCGCTAGCACTTACTTGTGTCCAACTACCGTCAGTATGTGTCCATTTTGAATAACTAGGAGTATGATATGCTGTTGTTGTACCGCTAGAGCCACCTATTGTAAAACTGTTGCCATCGAAGTTATAATAAGTTCCCTTAAGCTTACCATTTATAGATAACTTCCAACTCTCAGCGTTTTGTGTTACTATAGTTCCTACTTGAGTTCCATCTACTTTTTTATTAACTTCGGTTGTTATTGCATCCGTAGTAACTTTTACTTGTGCAAACTTCTGGTCCATTTCATTTCTTACGTCTAAGAACATTCCGTCTACAGTAACTTTGAATTCTGTGAATTTCGTGTTAAATTCATCTCTTATTTCTAAGAACATTCCTTCGGTTGTAATTTTGAAGTCGACTAAATCATTGTGTACTTCTTTTAATTCTTCATCACTTGCTGAAATATCCGTTACGTTACCATCAATAATGGCTTGATGGTTATTTATCGAAACCGTTACACGCTCACCATTTTTTATATGAACAGTACTATCCGCTGGAGTTAACAAATCCGAACCATCCAGTTGTACGTACTGTGTCTGATTACCTTCTTCTCCATATAAAACTACCGTACCATAAATCTTTGATTGGTCTTTCTTTTTTGTCGAACTATCATTGGTCATTTTGACGAATTCAGATACGACATTATTTGATAGTCCCATTACTTATCACCTTCCCATAAACTGCTAGTGAATACCGCTTTTGATGCGACCGGACATCCTGGAGTACAGTCTATAGATTGACTTATTATCTTGGCCTTAACATTTCTTAAACCCGCAGCCTCGTAATTCAGTCTTACACAGTCTCCTATACGAACAGGACAATATCCATGAGAGAATGTTATAGAGTATTCTATAGATGACAACTCTTTAAGTGTTCTCTTAGCATATAAATCTAGCTCCGCTTTCGAAGGATTACCGATTACCGCCGGGTCTGTTATTCTTTGGTTTATTATACGACCTCTTGATACCGTAGAAACTGGACTATTCGGATCATCATTCACCGCAATCGAAGATACCGTTTCCTTACCGTTTGAATATATGACTTCTACCACATTTGGTATACCGTATAAATCGTGGTCGATAGTAAAGTCCGGGTATAAGATCGAACTATTACCTGTATCAAAAGTCCATACTGGTTGTAGAGATGCTATTTCTTGTTCTGGTGCGAATAATACTCTACCTAATTCATCCAACTCAAGTCTCATCTCGGCATTAGCTAGTAAGTCTATCAAGAATGTCATCCACGTATCATCTAGATTCGCTACGAAATTATCAGTCAACTTCGTATCCTTAGTACTCGCTACATATGGCGCTCTCATTTGTTCACTCAAGACAAGACACGCTCTTTCCATAATATTCTCATCCTTATAGATAGAATATCCAATCGGTGGATTCTTCTCTTTAAGCTCAAGTAACGGAGTATAAGCGTCCATCGTAATGTTTTTTACCTTTCCGTCAAAGCTATAAGAAGGTGTTTGCACTAGGAAAGTACCTAATGGATGTTTCTCCCTTACTCCATTTTGAATTGTGATTAGGTATATCCTTATATAGCATTCACCAAGAGATTCAGTAATAGTAATAGAGGCTGAGCCAAGTGTTTCAGCCTCCAAATCCCTTGAGATACTACTACTTATAACCGTATCTATCTTTTTCATATCTCTCCAAGTTCCGGGGTCTACTGTATAATATTCAAATGTCTGTTGCATCGTGGATGTCCAATCAGCCATCTTATACACCCCCTTCTACTCTAGTTAATGTTAGAGTTACTGGTATAGTTAACTCGCAGTGTGTCTGACTAAATGACACTTCTATGTGAGCCCAGTAACCACTTCCGGACGGTTCTCTAACGTATACATCCCCCGTATAAATAGCTAATTTTCTTAATCCGTACAATGTGTTCTTATCTCGTTTGTCTATCTCAACATTCCATGTTGCAGTTATTCCTAATTGTGTTCCGTAATAGCTCACAGGATGAGCACGCCCTATATACTCAACCATAGATACATCCACGGAGTTACTGTCGGATACATCTATGTTGTATGGCAACTTAAGCATTGAGCCCGACCATACTGGTTTCTCCATCTGAGCCTCTTCTTGACTTGCTTCGAATGAAGTCCAGTATTCATCCCATTGTATTATTACCGATTTTTCTCCGACCTCAAATCCTTGAATATCTGTAAAGCTAACCGCTCCTGTAGTATCACTAATTGCTACTATTCTATATCTCGCAAAGTCTAACGCCGGATGTGGGTCTGTAACGAATGTATGTTCGGTATTAACAAGTCCTGTTCCTATTTCAACGAATCTACCATCATATTCTCTTCTGTATACAGACAATGTTACTTTCTCCACTAACTCTGGTGTATCAGACTGTACTACACAGAAATATACTTTTGCACCCGCTCCAGTTGTCCCATAATAGACAACATCGTCATACTGTTCAGTGTAACTATCATTTACCGAAGTACCAGATACATCGTTTAACTTAGTGCTAGTACGGTAGAAATTACCAGTAGACGAATCGTAATTTACTTGATAAAATATCATTGGATACATATCACAATATGGACGTATATGTGCGCATAATGTTTCTGTATCATAAGTTATTTCCGCATTTGGGGAATATAAGACGTCATCCCAAGCTACGTCGAACTCCACAGAATCTTCCGCAGTCAATCCGGTATTCATTGTAACGATACAATTGACTGTATACTTAACATTGTTTTCCAAGTCTAAACTAGCAGGAGTTAATTGTAACAATAGGTCTTGGTTAATATCATAGAATTCGGAATATACTTCATCGCCCTTAGATACTACTTTAGGGTTTCCGACTTCGTCCCAATATTCATAAGAATCGCCAGCTACTATTGATACATGGTAACTAATAGGTGTCTGAGTACTTGGACCCGCCTGCCCATTTATAAAGAATGGAAACGATGTTAGTGTATAAATTGTTCCGCCTGATGCATTAGTTAAATTTATAGCTAGTGTCGGTGGAGCATACATTGTTATTGTTCTCTTAACTGACCACTCACCATATTCGGCTACTACACCCTTAGTACAAACTCTCCATTCTATAGTTGTACCGTCTTTATACGAAGATGTATTCAACGTATAAGAACGGTTTTCATCTGAACCACTAGAGTTGTTTATAGTTGTAGTTGTAGTCGAACCATTTATAGTCAGTTCTAATTTAGCGCTCGATTCTGTTGAACCGTCCTCTGAATTATGGACCCAGTATAGTATCACTTTATCGCCCACCACACCTGTAGTTGTCGAAGACCAAGTTGTAGGAGCGTTCGGTATTGTACCTATAACTGAAGATTTAATTTCAGACCAATCGGATTCGCCTTGGTCATTAACTGCTTTAACTCTTACGAAATATGTTTCACCACTTGTAAGCCCTGTTAAAATATAAGTCGTAGTTGTGATACCTGTTTGCTCAGTTAAAGCATTAGAACCTGCGAAATATGATTTGTCTGTTGCGTATTGTAGCGTATATGACTTCGCTCCTTTAGACGCCACCCACGCTATCTTAATAGAAGTCTCAGAAGCTGCTTCACAAGTTAGTATACTAGAAGGAGCGCTAGGTTTAGTTGCCGAGTTACCTGAGTAATCAGACCATTCACTCCATACCCCATCTTTCTTAGCTCTACAACGAACCTTGTATTCTACACCAACCGCTACCGTGCAAGAGTATGATGCTGAACTTGTTATGACCGATGCTGTTCCAGTCTTATAAACTGTGGAGTCATTTTGAACTATTTGAAATTGTACTTCCGTTCCGGCATTATAGTTGTTGATTTTAGCAGTTAAGTTATAATCTTTAACTGTAACTGTCGGTGTAGGTGGAGTAGCAGGTAACGCGGCCGCGAAAGCATAAGTCTTAGCCGATGACCAGCTAGCAGTCCAATAATAAACGTCTTTATCGTTTGATTTGTAA